GAGATTGGAGACAGGGTGGAGGTCTTTGTCGAACATCAAGGAAGAAGGTATGGCCGTCCTCCATATTTCAAGGGAACAATCGAGGGCATAGTGGATACAGGGCATACGGATCAGTGGGACATGCCGGTTAAAGAGGCACATGTCCGCACCGACGCCGGCGACATAGCCGTTGTGCTGATGGTCTACTTGAAACTGGCGAGGGATGCATAAAGGGCCAAAATGAAGCGTTTTGACGGTGGTGATTCCTTGAGTGATGAAGGACCGAAAGCAAACCTTTGGATCGTTTATAAACCGTTTATAAACGGTTTATAAACTGCAAACAGCAGGACGCACCGATGACTCTGGATGATCTCAGGAATGCCATGGCAGATAATCTCAAATCGAAGCTCCCGGACCTGCGGGAGTGTCGCCCGCATGCCGGAAGGTTCGATCTTGCGGAGCTTAGGCGCGTGGCCGCGAAGACCCCGGCTATCTTCATTGCGTGCCTCGGTGTACGGGAATCGGCGCTCCTCGAAAGCGGCGAGTGTGACGCGGATCTCGTCATGGCCGCGTTCGTTGTAACCTCTGACGTGAAGGGGCTCCCGAGAGACGTTTCTGCCTTGAACATCATAGAGTTCCTCTTGCTCTACATTCCGGGCAAGCAGTGGGGGCTTGAGGGCAAAGCCTTTCAGGCGCGCGAGGTGCAGGCGCAGAACATGTACTCCGGGGAGGTGGATAAGGCCGGGGTCGCGATGTGGGCAGCCGTGTGGCGCCAGAAGGTGCGGCTCGGTGAATCCGTTTGGGACGAAACCGGTGTGTTGCCGTCTCATGTCTACTTCTCGTTTGTCCCCCTGGTCGGGGCCGAACATGAGGAGGATTACTGGGAATTGAGGCAGGGGTATTGATGGAAAGGGACTTTCAGGCAACAGAGCTGGACAGGCGGCTCGCAAATATCGTGCGGCTCGGAACCGTGGAGCAGGCGGACTACGCAAAGGCAAGAATCCGGGTTCGTTGCGGGGACATGCTCACCGGCTGGCTCCCGTGGTTAACGACCAGGGCCGGGAAGGACATCACCTGGTGGGCTCCGGACATCGGGGAGCAGGTTGTTGTGCTTTCGCCGTCCGGCGAGCCGGCTCAAGGCGTTGTGCTCTTCGCGGTCTACCAGAACAGCTCGCCCCAGCCCGAAACGGACGTAAACCGGCGAAAGGTGGTCTTCGAGGACGGAACGACCGTGATCTATGACCGGGCCTCGCATCTGCTCTCGGTCGATATCAAGGGCGATGTGAAGATCGATGTCACGGGCAAGGTTGATATGAAGGTTGTGGGTGAAACGAAAGTCAAGGCAGCCTTCATCCATCTCAATCCAGGGGCATGACAGGAGGGAATTCGATGCCGCTTCCATATACCGATGAGGCTCTCATAACCGATGCGCTGAACCAGAAACTTGATGAGGTCATTTCCGAAATCGCCGGACTGAGAGCCGATATCGAGCACATTCACAGCGCACACTGGCACATGGCGAACGCGACCGTACCCAAGGCGGCCATACTCGTTAACGAGTACATGGGCGGAGAAGACCTGGACGGAAACGGAATGATCTACGGCAAGGATTTCCATATTGCTCCGGATTGCCCGGACAGGCCACCCATGTTGAGGAGCCTCCCCAATGAGGGCCAGCCCATGAGCTGGGCCGAATACCTCGGGGGGCTCTAATGCCTGAAGTGACAAGGCTTCACGATCTTACGGTGGGTGTCTGCTCGCATGGTCTCCCGTGCTGCCCGCATGGGTGCACCGGGGTGCATATAACGGGCTCGCCCGATACGGATGCAAATGACCGTCTTGTTACGCGCATTGGGGACTTCGGCGCCCACACGTGTCCTCACTGCGGGGTCAATATGAATGTCGAGGGGTCTCCCGACGTGGACGCAAACGGCATACCGGTTACGCGAAAGGGGGACGGAGAAACAGAGTTTTGCGGCAGCGGAGTGAGCGTTACGGGCTCGCCCGATGTGTACGCCAACTAAGGGGAGGGACTTATGAAGCAGTACAAGGTTTTGAGGCCATTTTGCCATAACGGCAGGGTGCGCCAGGAGGGGGAAATCCTGTCGATGCATGAGCGGCAGGCGAGATACCTGATAATGGGGCCGGAGCCCTGGGTTGCGCCCATTGCCGAAGGGGCTTCCACTGAACTGAAGGCGGAGCCCGCCGAGCCGAAGGCCGGCGCCGAGGAGTCCAGGGGGCGCAAGGCCAAGAAGTCCGATGAGCCAAAACCTGTCCCGGCAGGCTTTGAGCAGGGAGCGGAGGAAGGAGTAGAAAATGCCTGAGCAGTTCTTGCACGGTGTTGAAGTTGTTGAGATCGATGACGGCATAAGGCCGATAAGGACCGTGAAGTCAAGCGTGATCGGCCTTGTCGGGACGGCGCCAAAGGGGCCTGTTAACACGCCTACTCTCATTGCGGGATCGCGAATCGAAGGTGTGACTCAATTCGGGGCCGGGGTCGGAACCATACCGGATGCGCTCGATGCAATTTTTGATCAAATTGGCGCAATGGTGGTCGTGATAAATGTGCTCGACCCCACAACCCACAAGTCGGCAGTCGCGCCGAAGAACTACACCCTGGACGGAGAGGGCAAGATCACGCTGGATCACCAGTATGTGCTGAACTGCGCGGTCGAGACGAGCGACGGGCTCACCACCTACGTGGCCGGTACCGATTACACCCTCAATACGGATTCGGGAGTTGTGACGCGGCTTGCAAGCGGCACCATTCCGGCCGGGGCCACGCTGAAGATCAGCTATGATCGCCCGGACCCGAGCCTGGTACAGGCATCGGATGTCATTGGCGGCGTGGATGCATCGACTGGAGCCTACGAGGGCGTGCACGCGCTTCTCGCGGCCGAGAGCGTGGTGCATGTAACACCCCGCATTCTCATCGCTCCGGGATACACTCATGCGAAGGAGGGCGGGCTGGCCAATGCGGTTGTCGCGGAGCTCCTCGGTATCGCGGACAGGCTGCGCGCGGTAATCATCGCGGACGGACCAAACACCAACGATGCCGATGCCATCACTTATCGCGAGGACTGGGACAGCGCCAGGGTGTACGTAGTCGATCCCTGGGTGAGTGTCTGGGACACGGTGAGCGATGCGGCGGTGGCAATGCCGGCGAGCGCAAGGGTGGCCGGCATGATCTCGAAGAGCGACAACGAGCGCGGGTTCTGGTGGAGCCCGTCAAACCGGGAAGTCTACGGAATAGTCGGGACTGCCCGGCCGGTGGATTTCACCATGGGCGATACCAACTGCCGGGCCAACTACCTCAATGAAAACGAGGTTGCAACCATCATAAGGAAGGACGGCTACAGGCTTTGGGGAAACCGCACCTGCTCAAGCGACCCGAAGTGGGCGTTCCTCTCGGTAAGGCGCACCGCGGACATGATCAATGAAAGCCTGCTTCAGGCGCACCTGTGGGCCGTGGATCGCAACATCACAAAGACATACATCGATGAGGTGACCGAGAGCGTCAACGCATACCTCAGGCACCTGGTTGCGGTCGGCGCCATCCTGGGCGGGAAGTGCTACGCGGACCCGGAGCTCAATACGGCCGATCAGATCATGGACGGGAAAGTCTACTTCGACTTTGACTTCACTCCGCCCTACCCGGCCGAGCATATCACCTTCAGGAGTCACCTGGTGGATGACTACATCGAGGAGATTTTCTCCAAATAGGAGGTAGAGAATGATCCCGAGAAAATTGAAGCACTTCAACCTGTTTGTGGATGGCCGCGGATATGCCGGCAAAATCGAGGAGCTCACTCTCCCAAAGGTCACGATCAAGGCCGAGGAGTTCAGGGCCGGGGGGATGGATGCTCCCATGGAAATCGATCTCGGCATGGAGAAGCTCGAAGCCGAATTCACGCTGGGGGAATACAACGAGGATGTCATTCGACTCTTCGGGCTGCACAACAGCGCCGCGGTAACCCTGCGCTTCAAGGGCTCCATTGAATCGGACGATCTCACGAGCTACCGGACCCCGGTCGAGGTGGTGCTGCGGGGAAGATGGCGGGAGCTCGATTGGGGTGACTGGAAGGGTGGAGACAACTCGACCATGAAGGTTGCCGTGGCCGCCACCTATTACAAGTACAAGAGCAACGGTGAGACGCTCATTGAGATCGATGTGCCCAATATGATCCGCATTGTTGACGGCATCGACCAGCTTGCGTTGAGCCGGGCCAACATTGGACTGTAAGGGAGGATGCTGTGTATAAGGATGTAACATTGCAATATCCGGTCCAGGTGGATGGGGTCGAGCTCAAGTCGATTAAGATTCGCAGACCCAAGGTTCGGGACATGCTGGCTGCCTCCAAGACGGCCGGCCAGGATGACGAGAAGGAGCTCCAGCTATTCTCAAACCTTTGCGAGCTTCCACCTGAGACCATGAAGGATCTGGATATTGCGGACTACGCAAAGCTCCAGGAGACCTTCAAGGGTTTTTTGTCTTGAGTCCGGACTCCTGTCGGAAGGCGGTAATCGCCCTGGCCCGCGAGACGGGCTGGGGCCATTCGGAACTTTGCGAGCTTGATATCGATGAGCTCATGGCCTGGCTTAAGGCGGCTAGGTAGGGCGAGATGGGAAAGACCTTCAATGTATCGGTTGTGATTGGGGCGGCGTTTGCCGGATCGTTCAAGACCACCATCGGCGGCGCAATGAAGCAGATGGATGCCATGGGGAGCGCCATCAGAAAGATGGAATCCACCCGAGTCGATATCGATAGCTTCAAGAAGCTCAAACACGATCTGGATGCCTCGAAGTCTTCGCTTGCCGAGGCTCAGGCGAGCGTCGGCAAGCTCGCCAGGGAGATGAAGACAGCCGACCAGGCCGTCGCGGCCCTGGGCGGCGACCTCAAGAGCGCCAAGGAAAAGCTCGATAGCCTCTCCGCCGGCCTCAAGGGAGTTAAACGACCGACCGATGAGATGAAGTCGGCGCTGGCCTCGGCCAAGACCGAGGTTTCAAGGCTTTCCCAGGAAGAGAAGGCGGCAAGGCAAAACGCCGCTTCGCTCGGAAAAGAATTCGAGGCTGCAAAGACCAGGGCCGCAAGCCTGAAGGACCAGGTGAACAATCAAAGTGAGTCCCTGCACAGGCTTCGCCAGGGGCTCTCCTCTGCCGGCATCGGCACAAGGAGCCTTGCCGCGGATCAGATGAAGCTCGGGAAGTCCCTGGAGCATGTCCGCAGCGTCCAAATGAAGCTTGGGAGCGCCCTTGCGGCACAGAAGGCAAACCTTGAAAAGCGCGGGCAGCTCCGCGGGCAGCTCTTTGATTCGTTTGCTCTCGGCGCCTCCCTTGCGCTTCCGCTGAAGGGAGCCATCGATTTTGAATCCGCCATGGCCGATGTGCGAAAGACCGTTGATTTCGCGCAGCCTGACGGCCTCATAAAGCTCGGTAACGCCCTAAAGGAGATGTCGCGAACGATCCCTGTGAGTGCGAGCGGACTCGGGCAGATCGCGGCGGCGGGAGGGCAGTTGGGAGTTGCGGAAAAAGACCTTACGCGATTCACGACATCAGTGGCCAAGATGTCTACCGCATTCGATGTTTTGCCGGAGAGGGCCGGCGAGGCAATGGCAAAGATGGCCAATGCATACCAGATCCCCATCGACAAGATAGACCTGCTGGGGGATGCCATCAATGTGCTCGGGAACAACTCTGTCTCGCGAGAGCGCGACATAGTGGAGGCGCTGACGCGCGTGGGCGGAGTGGGCCGGGTGTTTGGGCTTTCCGCCGTGCAGGTTGCGGCGCTCACCTCGGCAATGATCTCGCTTGGAAAAGAGCCCGAAGTGGCGGCGAGGGGCGTCAATGCGATATTGACCAAGCTGAAGATCGCCTCGCAGCTCTCCGACAAGGCGGACGCGGCCATGAAGAACTATCTCCATATGACCGGAGAGCAGATAGAGGAGATGGTCGCAAAGGACCCGCAGAAGGGATTGATGAAATTCCTCGAGAAAGTCAAGGCGCTGGAATCGGGCGACCAGATGAAGCTCCTTTCCAAGATGTTCGGGGCCGAGTGGAGCGACGACATGGCCATGCTCGTAGGCAGCCTTGATGAGTACAAGAAGCAGCTCGCCATGGTGGCCGATGAGTCCAAATTTGCTGGGAGCATGCAGCGAGAGTTTGAAAATAGGGCCAACACCACGGCGAATAAGCTCCAGCTCCTAAAGAACCGGGCCGAGGAAGTGGGAATCAACCTCGGGACGATTTTTCTCCCGGGCGTGAACGCCGCGGCGGACGGACTAGGTCAATCCAGTAGTGCCATTGCCGACTTCGCCACCAGGTTTCCAGTAGTGACAAAAGTGGTTGGTGGAGCCCTGGCCGGGCTGGTGGGCCTTAAGGTTGCCTCCATCGGTTTGGGCTATGCCTGGACGTTTGTTAAGGGGGGCGCTTTGCAGTTGGGGACCGTCTTTAGAAAACTCCAGGCAGGCATTGCCCTGGCGCGCGGCGGGATGGCGGGGTTCGGGGCGTCGCCTGGCGGAACGGCTTTTGGGTCGTTTGGTTCCAAAATTGCCGGAATGGGCTCTGCTATTACCGGGTTTGCCAGGAGTGCTGTTCCAATCGCCATAACGGCCGTTCGTTCTCTGGGTGCAACAATGGTGAGTACACCTCTTGGCGCCATCATTGCGGGGATCGCAGCCGGGGCCTTTCTTGTCTATAAGTATTGGGAGCCTATCAAATCCTTCTTTGGCGGCCTGTGGCAGGGAATTAAAGAAGGCTTTTCGGGCGCCTTCTCCGGAATAGGAGATGCTTTCGCTCCACTGCAGCCGGTTTTCGATGGAATCGGGCAAGCCATCGAATGGGTTGTTCCTCGCATCAAGATCCTGGGTAAATGGTTTGGCGATTTGCTTAGCCCCGTCGATGCATCCAGTGAAACCTTGAAGCAGTGCGCCAGTGTTGGTGAGGCTGTTGGCCAGGTGCTCGGAACGGTCCTTGGTGGCGCGGTCCGGATACTGATCACCCCCTTTGAAATGCTCGGCTCCGCTGTGAAAGTTGTCTGGGGCCTATTTGAGTCTTCGCCCGTGCAGGCCGTGATTTCCGGCATGGGGCAGATCAAGACATGGCTTGAGAACTTCAGTCTTGCGGACGTTGGTCGCAA